TTGTAAACCCTTGAAAATCATTGGTACATATGGGTAATTTTCGGTGAGATCAGCCAGGTGCTCGTTTCTGTCGGCCAGTGTCACAGAGCGATAGGAGTATTGTACGTCTTTCGCCTCGAGCAGATTTCGTGCACGTCGGCAAAAGCCGCAATACTCTGTTCCGTAAATGGTCCACTTACCCTCCTTTGGTAAAGGGAATGCTGAATCAGCAACAGATGGCATCAATTGACCTTGGCCAGGATTTTCGACGAGGCGACAGACTCCATCACTGCACTCATATGTGTATCGCGAATTGTTGTTCTTTTTCATGATTTTCTAAATCTTCTGAATACTGTTTCAGGGAAACAAATCCATCATTTTTGACACTCTGTGAGTATGATGGCCTTTGACAAAGAAATGACATACCAACAGAGCAGGATAGGTGGGATTGGTCTCAATGTTCTTCCTCTTCCTCTTCCTCATATCCATCATCCCCCTTGATGATTGTGTCCTGAGATGTGTTGTAACCACCACATGAATGGCATTTGTTTCCAACAAAACTAAAATAACTTTCGGACATGGTGTGACAATCATTGCACAAATATCGGACACGCCAATCCATGTATTCTTCGGGTATCAGTTCTTCATCTCGAAATTCATCCATCATGCTCCATACACGCGATAGATCCTCGAGCAACGAGCGTTTGCAGACTGGGCATCTGGCATCATGTTGTATGTATCTTTCCATGCAGTTTTTGTGAAAGATGTGACCGCATGCTGTTTCCTCAATGTGTCCAGGAGTTTCGAATCTTTCCAGACAGATGCTACAAACCTCATCTGTCTGGACTGGTCGACATTTGTGTGATTTGAATCTCTCCATGGGCATGCAGTACCCACACGTGTCACAATGTTCTGAATCAATCCCATGGCGACCAATGAGGCAAACATCACACTTGTCACAATGATAGATTTGTTGCTGTTGCACCTCCTCATTGGAGTTACATACCGGGTCACTCCACAAGTTGCACACATCGCAATGATATTCTGCAAACAGCACATTGCAGTTTGAATTGCGGCAGCGATCTCCAGCCATTTGAATTAGATGACATTCGCGGCATCGAATGACCTTGACTTTCTTTCGATCCAATGTATGATCAGGATTGTCATTGTCATGGCACAGACGGCAGGGATAAAACTTTTTGCAACACTCTGCATACATCGAGCACTTGCGTTGATAATGAATGCACTGTGATTCACTCTCAGCCACAAAAGCTGGGTTAAGCTGAGAACAGGGGATGCGAATCCGAGCACCCCCATGACTGAGAACGAAATGATCTTGTGAGACAGGCAAATTATGCAACATGTTCTTGATGGCACTGCGAGTATCTGTCGACTCACCTTGATTGCCTGGATGTGAGCAGGATTCTGAACAATGAGATGCGCCAGACCCCTTGTCCTCATCACCATCCTCGTCACTATCCTTATCATCTGTATTGGAGGAGGAGGATGATGAGGACTTGTTGCGATTGAACAACTTAAAAATATGTTGTTGTTTCTCCTTGGCGGAAAGTTTGGTGTTGCGCTGAATCTTCATGATTTGAGCTCTTAGGACAGGCTGATCGGATTCAGCATCATCAGTGGTAACAGAATCGCCAGTATCGATGGTAGCACCAATGGGAACAGATACAGCTGGCAAAATAACTGTGTCAAGAGACATGGGTGATGTAAGATTTCTTATGATGTGTTTAAAAACAATTTGTAAATCGGTCAATTTTTCTATATCACATCACAGCTCATTTTGCTCATCATTGTTTGTCAAATCAAAAATCATCCACAAAGTGAAGATGTCTGGATTTCGGGGATGAACCAATGGTCAGTCACTGTGTGGATGGCCCTCCTGTTCCTTGGTTGGACATCCCCCGAGGTCATAGCTACATGATACAAAACGCATGAAATCTTGTACCTGTTCAGTATCTTTTGGGATGAGTGTGGAAATCGTTTTGGAACTCATTTTGATGATTCTCAAATATTTATACTTGGGAATGGTGTGAGAGTGTGTTCCATCCTTTCATGCATGACCTGCTTTGCCTGTTCTGGCGTGAGACCAGTCATACCCCAGAACCATTGATATGTCCAGACATGAAAGGCGGCGATGCCATTTGTGCTGATGATGGGGAAGATTTTCAACCAGGTGAACTCTTGATCACCCTTTTTGTTTTGGAGGCAAGTGCTCTTGATGAAAAAGGGATCCCGGGGACAGTAAATGTAATTTGCGATGCATTCTCCATTCTTGTTGAAAAATCGGTCTCGGTGAGGACAATCCTCTCGTGACAAAAGGTAAAGTGTCATTGGATCCAGGGTGATTCGGAGTGCATTGTCAGTACAACATGGATCGACTTCTTGAGCCAGAATGGACAATTCCACAAGATTGTATTGGAATGGCACTTGACGATTCATGGATCGTGCAATCTCGAGAACCTTGCTCTTGTAGATTTTGCGCCACCACCAATCGCCAATGCGTTTGCTATGACTAATTGGCTCAAGTCAATTTTTCAATAGGGCGACTGTTTACATATTTGTTACCTCACCCATACAATTAAGAAATAATTTTTACTATTAAAAATAGTATAAAACATAAGTAAAATAAAACAGATACCTCGGCACGATCAGAAAAGATGCACCGCACGCGTAACTTTGTTGTAGAAAAAATCTCAACTTTGATCAAGAGATCGAAAAATCAATGTCGCAACCTGAACCATCGGCCTCATTTGAGACTGAACTGATGAACAGATGCCTGAAATGGTTCGGAGTTGATGATCTTGTGAGTCTTCAAACCATGGATGAAACCATTGATGACTTCTGTGAAAAGGTCACGAGATCCAACCTGTCAAGCTTCCATCCGGTGGATGTCTATGAGCGTGAAGATCGTGTTGAGGTTTGGATAGATGTACCTGGGTTTCGCAAAGAGGACTTGAAGGTCTCTGTCAACAACACAACAGTGGCTGTTTCTGGAGGGAACATGCAAGCGGACCCTCGGCCTCGTCATATGTTTGTCAAGGAGAGACCGAGTCCATCCTTCAAAAGGATTATCAAACTGCCTGCAGCAGTGACTGGCAAGGATTGTCACACCTCCCTAGAAAGTGGTGTCCTGCAACTCTCTCTTGCTAAGGTAAATACAAACAATCAAGAGACAGAGATTCCGCTCTGATCCAATGTCATTCTCAGTCGATCAAATACTTTTCTCATGAATTCTGGTGATGAATGCACCAACCCACCTACATCCCGATAGCCAGAATAGACAAACTCCTGCATTTCAACAGTATGTGCCATCGCATGAGCTAACTTCTTGCGCCATTGCGAGACATCTGGAGGTGCGAGACCAGAATACTTGCGTAAAAAGTCAAGTATCTCGGCAATGTATATTTTGCGCAGATCACTGGATGAGATCTTGCTACCGAGAGCACGATTTAACAGCATGGTGAATTCATTTGCGGCTAAAGGTCTGCCATCCTCTTTGGCGAGGAAGTATTCGGTTTTGTTGACTCCAAACCAGATCCGAACCACCTCACGTAGTTCATCTGGCATGGTGAGCTGCCGCGCACCATGTGTTTTGGAGGTTTTATACAGTCTGAAGATGATAATACCATTGTCAAGGTCGATGTAATTTGGCATTTCATCTCCATTTCCATCTCCACGACTATCCCTCTTCATTAGCTTGAAATAGTCTTCTCCGCGTAGAGCAGGCATGTAAACATAGAGCGAAAGTACCACATACTTGAGAATATCATTATAATTCTTGGCATTCTTGCCGAGTGTGTCCATCAGACCAGCAATATTTTCCAGACTGATGAACTTATCAGGACTTGCCTCTTGCCATGTATATGCCTGCTTATACACACCTGAGTAATGCTTGTGCAGATTTTCGTATTTGCTGAGTATGTCAGGCGCGACATCATCCTCATTTTGTAACACGACCAGAACATTGTGTGCGATGGTCCTTTTAACAGCATCCTTGTTGAGTCCCTCAAGGAATTCATGCACCTTGTCATAGTTGACCAAAAGTCGCTTGTCATATGGGGGTGCAACAACGCGTCCAGACAGCCCATGCAACCCTTTGATGACACGCTTAATACTGCCATTGATGACCTTGATAGTGGCAGGTCGATATTTATTTGCGAGAGCTATTTCAATCGTTGCTGGTAAATATGACATTCTGCTCATAGAATATGCAGTGAAAAAAGCAATCATTTTCCAGTTTCAGCAAAAATGATTGCACCATTGATCACTTGACCATCTATCAATGCAACAAAATGTGGTGCAAGTATGGGATGGCCATATGCAAATCGTGCCGAGACACCATCAAGGCACAATTGGAAACTTCAAATAGATATGATCACAATTGTAATCACAAGGCCATCAAAATCTATGTGGATGTGTATGGTAGACAGATGAGTGCCAGAGCAGGGGTCATATCAAACGGTTCGCGCAGACAGGTCCTGTCCAATATTCAAAGCTGGTCATCATACAGCATGTCATATGATTCAGACTCAGATTCCACGGATTCGGATGACTCAGAACATGACGAGTCATGTTCTGAGTCATGCTCTGAGACATGCTCCGAGTCATATTCCACGGATTCGGATGACGAGTCATGCTCCGAGTCATGTTCCATGGATTCAGATGATGAGTGATTCTGGTGATGAGTCATGGAGATCAAATGTACTGATGGACCTTCTCCATTTTGATCACGCCTTTGTGGCATGTTTCTTGCAATAATCTCCTATTTTCTTCTTGTAGCGGCATTGCAGTCCAGTGCTGGTGACGACCCCCTGGCATTTATCTGGGTCGAACTGAGTGGTTGGTTCAATGACAGTAATCTGATTGGATGAGGGACTGTGAATCTCGGTGGGACAAATCTTGTGAACCAGACTTGTGAGATTGGCGATAGCTTTGGTCTGATCTGTATCCTCATTCCTCCCACAGATTTCCCCATTATTGGATTTATCGGTGCTCATTGTATGGGCGAGAGAAGCACCCATCGAATCTGCAGGTTTCTGTCCTTGTTGTAGTGTGCTAGTCAGATGTTGTTCATCTCGGAGAATGGTCATATTTGTGGTGATCGCCTCTTGCAGGGTCTCGATGTGGGTGACCATGATGATTGAATCATAAAGGTTCAATAGATTGTTCAACAAGAGCTCAACTCGCTCCAGATGTTCAGTATCTGCACTGCTGAATCCTTCATCGATGAATAGTTGCTCGCAGACAATGGATGACGCTCCAATATTTGCGATGGCGATGCGCAATGCAAGTCCATAGATGATTTTTTGGAATCCACCAGAATAGTGAATGCTGGGCGACCCAGCACTGGAATGGACTCGCCAGTCTAGCATTATCTCTTTTCGACTGCCATTGCTGGTGGTAATATTGCATTGTAAAGCACATTTGTGCTCATCTTTGCCAACGATCACATCTGCAATCAAGTTGGCATCACACAACAATCTGGGGATAATCTTGGTCTTATATAGCCATAGACGAAAATCAGTGAATATGTCCACCAAGTGATTGATGGCGACATGAGTTGAGGTTAATTGGTCTATCTGGCTTTGTAACAGAGCACACTCCTGATTCTGTTTGTTGTATAACTCCTGTGAATTGGCATACGTTGTGATTGTTTTAAGAAGTTCATTGCAATCAGCTCGACACTCCTTGATCTTCCCAGTCAGGTCATCAACCTGATTCTGCATCTCTTTGTTCCTCAACACGAGCATCCAATGGAGATACTGTGTCTTGTTTTCAACAAGCTCCATTCTCTGTTGGAAACTGAAAGCTTCCCGAGCCTTCAGCAAACGGTTATATTCACCCCATGCGACCCAAATGGAGTTCCCTGTCTCCCATTGCTCTTCGCGTTGTGTCATTAACACCTTTTCATCCAGGAACTGTGTATAATTCTTTTCATTTGCGCGAAGTCCATCTAGACTTGTATTTAGCTGTATCAAATCATGTTCCAGTTCATTGATGCGGTTCTTGGCCTTCCAGACATCCAGCTCAGCGCGTGCCTGATCGATTCGTTGTAATCTCTGGTGGTGTTCCTGATTTTGTGCAAATGCATCCCACTCTTCCCGGAACCTGATACAAGTCTTCCTGGTCTCATTCCATTTTGCTCGATGGGCAATGCAATATTGGATGTCATTGTGTTGTTCGTTAACCCGCTGTAGGTCCAGATCAACACTTGTTATATCGGTTTGTAGTTGAATAATCTTGTCTTTTGCAGAGATCCAATGTTCCACGGCATCGTTGTATTGTTGTTTTTGAAGTTCATATTTCTGGTATCTGTCCCATTCTTGGAGCGTGGCCTGGTGATCGTGTAAATACCCGTTTTCAATCTCGTGTTCTGTCATGACAATCCTTTCACGAATGGTTTGGATACAATATTTCATCGCAGATTCATCGCTCTGGTCCCACCCCTCCTCATTACCTATGCAGCGGACAAGTTCCTCAATCTTGGTCTCAACTGACAAAACATTTTCCGCAACAACTTCTAATTTGGTCTCAGTTGCATTCAGCTCGATTCTCCAAGGCTGTTCTTGACAGGCACTGCACTCTGGGTTGAATGGATAATCTGTGGCACGGATCTCGGCGATTCTGTCAACCAGGTTATCTTTTTCCTTTTGGATGCAGGGCAAGACGTTCCACTGCAGGTCACAATATGTCTCCAGTAGGTTCAATCTCTTCTTATCATCTTCCAATGATGCAACCCTCTTGTGAAAGCAGGCGATCCGTGCTTTGCACTCATTGACCGTTGGAGCAGGTTCTTTGATTGTGACTGGCTCTATTGGACGTACCACCTTGCTCATCTCATCAATCTGTGTGCGTAGTTGCTGTACCAACCCACTCAATCGTTCTTTTTCGGATTGTATCTCGGACAACAACTCTTGATCTCTGTCATCCACATTGTTTCTCCATTCTTTGGTCTTGATCACGGAAAGTTCCGTCTCCAGACCATTCTCCAGCTGCTCAATAGCACCTTTCTCAACAGATGGATGGACGAGTGGATTGTTCTTGCACAGGGCCACTAACTCGACATATTGATTCTCATCAATCTTTAGAAGAGCATCATTGCGCTTTTTCCATGTCTCAAAATCTTCATTGTCGCCGTTTGTAACCTCTTCCTGGACTTTTGTCTGTAGTTTAACAAGCGCAACCTCGTTTGCTTTGATCTTTTCACTGACAAGTTGGATTTGTTGTACAGTGGTGGTCAATGCCATATCACATGTTGGATTGGCTAGGAACAGCTTCCATTTGGCTTTCCATTCTGTGATGATCTTGGCCTCATGATTCAATGCCTCTTGGTTGATGGAAGGTTGGATGACCACATCCTCCATTCCATCCATTCCATCCATTCCATCAACTCCCACTGCTCTCCCACTATCACACATACCAGTCAGCTCTCTGTATTTTTGGCGAGCAGCAGCAATCATATCCTCTTTGAATTTGGGATCATGGTCATTCTTGAGTGTCCCCCACTTCGTTTGTAATGTCAGCAACTGATCCTTCCACTCTCGATAAATCCCATCTGGATTTTTGTTGAACTGCTGTTGAAGTTCCTTTGCTGTCTCTGTTCCAATAATGGTCTGATGGGCCTGGATATATTTTTGTATCAGTTCAATAGATACCCCCTGAGATTGTTGTATGATCTCAGTATTGACCTGTATTCTGGCGAGTTCTTGTTCAAGTAGGGAACATTCATCCATGCGTTTCTGATACCTTTTCTTGGTAAGATTGGCTGATTCTGTGTCAACCGCGACCATTGTGTTGCGAACTTTGGAACAAATTGTTTGATGCTTGGATGCGATGGATGAGTAGGCATTGCGCACCTCTTGCAAGAGCCCCAGCAACGTGTTATATGCATTTAGATTTAATGACTTGTCGAGAATGTCGAGCTGTTCTCTGTGGCCGACGAATATGAAGTTCTGGTCCTGGACCTGAGTGATCATGGAACTGAGGAGGAAATCTTTCCGGTCGCCAATGTGTTGTGCGATCCACTTACTGACCGTGGATCCCTGTGCGACAGCTTTATAGCCATTCTTAAAGATGCGACAGACCATGGGTTTTACATTTTGAGTGGTACCTGTGTCAAGTTTGGAGAACTCGCGCGATATGCGATATGTGTCTCCATTGACATCGACAATGATGCTGACACGTGGACGTGTGCCATGAGGTTTGCTGTCATGAATGACACCATCAGTGTTCTTCCTGAGAGGAGTGGGCTTGCCGAACAGCGCAAGACATATTATATCAAAAAAGGCGGATTTGCCCTTGTGATTGGCAGCTTTGGCTCCGGAGATCTGGCGACTCAGTTCATCGAAGTTGACCCAATTCTTTTCACCATAGCAGAGCAACCAGCTCCACTCCAAATATCTGATCCTCAGCTTTGTCCTGGTCGACACCATTTGAGAGAGTTGCAGTTGCAACTCGTTGATATACTTCTGAATCTTCTTGTTGCGATCGGCGACGATCTTTCCATTTGATGGATCAACCTCAGATTCCTTGATCAGGAGTGATTTTGGATTCAACAGCCAACCTTGCCATTTGTCTGCAACTGGTTCGAGGATCTGTGGGGTGTGGTGTTCTTGAATATAGTGGATCCATGTTTGTGGAGAATTGTATTGCTCACAGGTAAGTACACCTGTGCCAATTCTATCCTCATTCTCATCCCCATCACCATTACCATCAGCATTACCATCAGCATCACTGTTGCTGACCTCAATCTCATCATAAATGTGATTGTTCAGCAAACCATTTGTAATCTCATATGTCATTGGTTCATACTCGGCCAACATTTTGTGTAGATTTTCGATGTCATTGTTGTGAATTCTGTTCCTGATTCTGAGCTCGATGTGATTGAATCCGCCTACATCAATAGCAGTTGTCAGGGGTTCCCATCGTTTTTCAGGGAAAGATGCGAGCCACTGGCCCTCAATGCATTTAATATACATCTTGGCACAAGGATTCTTGATATGATATGTGTGGACTAGTTTTTGGTCCAGATCCCAATGGAGAAATCCGTGATTGGAGAATGGGTTCTCTCCGAATGATTGTTGCACCAGGCTACCAGGGTATGCCCATACATCCGTACAGTCTTTCCAGGAGAGAATCTTGCGACGGTTTTGAGCACTGAGCTCTGGCTGAATATCAGCCCCATTGACCTGTTCGAGGTGTATATCTCCTAATAAATGCAGGTCGTACCCACTGATCCAATCCTTGGGATACCCTTCTTGAGATGGATGGTAGTTCTGCAACAGACATCCCTTGATAGTGCCATGGAAGAGAGCGACCTTGGTCTGGATCCTATCTGTGAACATCTTTGGGTCTGGGAATGCAGGTAGCTCTTCTAGTTGGCCGGCTCCACTTCCCAGTAGGAGGGTATCTCTGGTGAGGACGAGTCCAAATCCGACTGAGCCAGCCACATAATGACCAGTCTTGTTCATATAAAACACATTCTCAGGAGCATTTATCAACAGAGCATCGAGCATACTGGGTTCATCTGGGAATGCTTGTTGGAAGTCATGGTTACCTTGTACAATGTAGACGGGTCCACATTCAGCCACTCCCTTAATGAAATGATTAAAGAGAGTGCAGCCAGCGCCCCCGAGTTTGCTCTTGTGATCGAGCGTGTCTCCGACGATAACAGATATGGCAGTGCCATCTGAAACACTTGGATGTCTTTTGAGTGTATTTATCGTGTTGTTGATGACTTGTAGATACTCATGAAAGCGTGATCTGGTGGAATCCCCATCCCTGATATGTACATCGGCGAAGTGGAATATGTGGTGTATTTCTCCTGATGTGGGGAGGGGTAGTGTGATATGATCTGTCATAATGCTAATATTCTGGTCATTGTGACAAAGTGAGATATTTTCGGATCATTTTTGCATACAATAGTGACACACACACACTCTTGACCACATATGATTCATTTCAGACCAGGTGATCTCATTGGGATTGAATTTGCGTTGAGTTCCTCCCTTCAAAGAGCTGGAGTTTTCATACCAATCTAGGAGTTGTGGCATCTGGGAAGAGTCTTGTTTCCCCATAATGCACAATTTGGCCTGTCCCCACCCTTGCAAGCACTGCCATCTCCGTACTTTGTCATGCCGGCCGGGCATTCTTTGTTGTTTGTCTCTGATGTTGATGTTGTCATCATTCCGCCTGCAATGGACATGGAGCAAAGGCACATACAACAAACGATCAGTGCAAGTGCAAGTCCAACGTACATCATTGTATCATCCCTGGTCTGTACCATTTGTAAATGTGTGTATATCTATATGTTGGATTTTATGTGAGTGTTTCACGTTGTATTTACAGATCAGACGCGGTTTGCCATTTCCTTAGAAACTCTCGAAGGTGTGGGATGATAGTTCAACAATTACGGTAACTGGAACATGAAAATTCAGAAACATTTTGGAGGATAAAAAATAATTTTCCAAACCGAAAAATCTGAGAAAAAAGTGCACGCTGCAGGAACATAGCTGGATAAGAAGCTAGTTGAGGGCCCAAGGATGGGAGTAAGAGTTAAACTAAATAGTTGAGTCAAACTGCTCAGAAGCGTGAGAGTCAGCGAATAGTGCATCAGTTACGGTAACTGGAACATGAAAATTCAGAAACATTTTGGGGGATTAAAAATAAATTCCAAAGTGAGAAAAATTCAAGAAAAAAGTGCACCTACAGGAACATGATTGGATAAGAGGGAGTTAGATAGTTGAGGCACCAAGAGTGGGAGTAAGTGGTTTTGAGTGGTGCAGCTCGCTGCGTTGCGTGCACATGGTTGGATGGGGTAGTTGGTGGTGCAGCTCGCTACGCTCGCGTGCACGTACCCCCATCGGGGGTACCAAGAAACACTGGCACATATCTTGGCGTTTTGGATACCTTGGAGTTAGCAAATAGTGCAGCAGTTACGATAGCTGGAGCGTGAAAATTCACAAACATTTTGGGGGATTAAAAATATTTTTGTGGATCCAAAGATTCTGAGAAAAAGTGCACACCGCAGGAACATAGTTGGACAAGAGGGACTTGGATGGGTGATGCACAAAGAGTGGAGGTAAGTAAGAGTCAAACTAAATAGTTGAAGAGGCAAGCTGCTCAGAAGCGTGAGAGTCAGCGAATAGTGTGGAAGTTGCGGTAGCTGGAATGTGAAAATTCACAAACATTTTGGGGGATTAAAAATATTTTTGTGGATCCAAAGATTCTGAGAAAAAGTGCACACTGCAGGAACATAGTTGGACAACATGGATATAGATAGTTGAGGCACCAAGAATGGGAGTAAGTAAGAGTCAAACTAAATAGTTGAAGAGGCAAACTGTTCAGGAGCGTGAGAGTTAGCAAATAGTGCCACAATTACGATAGCTGTAACGTGAAAATTCACAAACATTTTGGAGGATTAAAAATAATTTTCCAAACCGAAAAATCTCAG